GGCTTGTCGCCGATTCTATTGAAGGATGGGCTGACGCGGTCAAAGTATTGGTGAAATCATACTTCTTCGGAGGATCCCATATAGAATTTGATTTCAGTGATATCAGACCTAAAGGCGCTAGACTAGTAACTTCAGGTGGTAAAGCACCTGGTCCACAACCATTAAAAGAATGTCTCATTAAGCTTGAAGGAATTTTAGATTCCAAAAATGATGGTGATAAATTGAGACCAATCGAAGTTCATGATATGGTTTGTCATATTGCGGATGCAGTACTTGCAGGTGGTATTAGAAGAGCCGCACTTATCTCCCTATTCTCAGCAACAGACGATGAGATGATTGGTTGTAAAAGCGGTTCTTGGTGGGAAACAAATCCACAAAGAGGAAGAGCTAATAACTCAGCTGTGTTGCTCCGACACAAAATGACAAAAGACTACTTCATGGATCTTTGGAAGAGAATTGAAGCTAGCGGAGCTGGTGAACCCGGTATTTATTTAACTAACGACAAAGATTGGGGTACAAACCCTTGTTGTGAAATTGCACTCAGACCATTTCAATTTTGTAATCTAACCGAAGTTAATGTCTCTAATGTCGTATCTCAAGAAGATTTCGAAGACAGAGTTAGGGCAGCATCATTCTGTGGTACACTACAAGCTGGATACACTGACTTTCATTATCTTAGACCAATATGGCAAAGAACAACCGAAAAAGATGCACTTATTGGAGTATCTATGACAGGTATTGGATCAGGTGCGGTTCTTAAATTAGATATGAAAGCAGCTGCTAAAATTGTCAAAGAAGAAAACAAAAGAGTTGCTGAAATCTTGGGAATAAATCCTGCGGCAAGAACAACCACAGTGAAACCTGCTGGCACGACATCCTTGACATTAGGTACGTCAAGTGGAATTCATGCTTGGCATAATGACTATTATGTTCGTAGAGTTAGAGTAGGAAAGAACGAATCAATTTATGCGTACCTTAAAGAAAACCATCCGGAACTTGTTGAGGATGAATACTTCAGACCACATGACACTGCAGTTATTAGTATTCCTCAAAAAGCACCCGAAGGTTCAATTTTAAGAAATGAATCACCTATTCAATTATTAGAAAGAGTAAAGAAGGTTCATACTGAATGGGTTAAACCTGGACATAGAAGTGGATCAAACTCACATAACGTTTCGGCAACTATCTCAGTTAGAGAACATGAATGGCCTGCGGTAGGTGAGTGGATGTGGGAGAACAGAGAACAATATAACGGTCTATCTGTACTACCCTATAATGGGGGCAGTTATATCCAAGCACCTTTCGAGGATTGTACTAAAGAAAGATACGAAGAACTGATGCAAACACTTCACGATGTTGATCTTTCAAAAATTGTTGAAGTTGATGATAACACAGACTTGAGTGGAGAATTGGCATGTGCCGGAGGAGCTTGTGAAATAGTATCAGTAAAATAATATGGAGAATAAAGAAAATAAAAGGGAGGATAATTCAACTATCCTCCCTTCTGATTACTACATAGAGAACAATAGAGTAATTTTTACTGAAGAATACCATAAGAGAAGAGGAACTTGTTGTGGTTCTCATGGTGGGTGTAGGCATTGTCCATACGAACCAAAAGGTTTAAAAGGTAATACTATACTAAAAAATTAACCCTTCTATATTTATATCATATGGCAAACGGTGTAACATATGGTATTAATTTTCCATTTAGAGATTCTCAGAAAGGGGATTATTTAGAGCTCACTGAGTTAGAATCCCAAGAAGTTAGAGCCGATCTCATCCATTTGTTATTAACTAGAAAAGGTTCGAGATATTATTTACCTACGTTCGGTACAAGATTATATGAATATATTTTTGAACCTTTTGATGGTTTGACATTTAGTGCAATTGAATCAGACATTAGAGAAGCGGTTTCAAACTTTATGCCAAATCTTATATTGACTAATGTATCTATTGAACCGATTAGTGTAGAAGATGAAGTACCTGTGGGACCACCTGCACCAATAGGGACTTTACAGGTATACGACATTTATAGAGTACCTGGAAAGGGAACTGCAGATTACACTGCTAAGGTGAGAATAGATTATTCAATAGGAAATCAAGTTTTCTCACAAAGTGATTTTGTTATTATCAATATTTAAAATAGATGGCAAACAATAGAATATCATATACTGTAAGGGACTACCAAGGAATCAGAGACGAGTTACTCAATTATGTTAAACAATATTATCCAGATCTAATTCAAGATTTTAGTGATGCTTCGGTATTCTCTGTCTTTTTGGATTTAAATGCTGCGATAGCAGATAACCTCCATTATCATATTGACAGAAGCATTCAAGAAACTGTTCTTCAGTATGCACAGCAAAGATCATCAATCTATAATATTGCCAGAACCTATGGATTAAAAATTCCTGGTTCTAGACCAAGTGTATCCTTAGTGGATTTTTCTATAACAGTACCGGCCTTTGGTGACAAGGAGGATGAGAGATATTTGGGAATTCTTTTGAGAGGGTCTCAAGTAAATGGTGCGGGTATTGTTTTCGAGAATGTGGAAGACATCGATTTTGCATCACCATATAATTCATCTGGTTTCCCAAATCGTTTGAAAATACCAAATTTTAATGGTAACGGTGTATTGTTAAATTATACAATAACTAAAAGGGAGTTGGTAGTTAATGGTATTACAAAAGTTTATAAAAAAGTTGTACTTCCTTCCGATGTGAGACCATTCTATGAACTATTTTTACCTGAAAAAAATGTTTTAGGTATAACTAGTGTATTACTCAAAAATGGTACTGATTATACAAATGTTCCTCCGCCATCAGAATTTTTAGGTTTGAATAATAGATGGTATGAAGTTGATGCCTTGGCTGAAGATAGAATTTTTATCGAAGATCCAACTAAGGTTGCAGACCAACCTGGTATTAAAGTTGGAAGATATATACAAACTAACAACAGATTTATTTCAGAATTCACACCTGAAGGTTTTAAAAAGATGACATTTGGTGGAGGATCAAGATCTGCTCAAGACCAACTTAACGTATTTACTAATTTCGGAGTATTACCAACAGTACAAAGTTATTTTAATAATTTTTCACTAGGTTCTACATTAACACCCAACTCAACATTATTTGTTCAATACAGAGTTGGTGGAGGATTAGCAACAAACTTAGGTACAAACGTAATCAATCAAGTTGGTACAATTTCTTTTTTTGTTAACGGTCCTTCAGATATTATTAATTCTTCTGTACAGAATTCTTTGAGATGTAACAACGTAACAGCTGCGATTGGAGGTGCAAATCAACCCTCAATTGAAGAAGTAAGAAACTATGTTGCTTTCAATTTTGCAGCTCAAAAGAGGGCTGTCACAGTTCAAGATTATGAGGCATTGATTAGAACGATGCCATCACAGTTTGGAGCACCTGCAAAAGTTGCAATTACTGAAAAAGATAATAAGATAAATGTAGAGATTTTATCTTATGATACTTCAGGAAAACTAACAAGTATTGTTTCAAATACTTTAAAACAAAATATTGCAAACTACTTGTCCAACTATAGAATGATGAATGATTATATTTCAGTATTAACTGCTGAAGTTATAGATTTAAGTGTTGATGTTTCAGTTGTACTTACGTCTTCACAAAATTCAGGTCAAATAATTGCGGAAGTTATCGATAAGGTTTCGGATTATTTCAATCCACTTATCAGAAACTTGGGTCAAAACGTTTATATATCTGAATTACAAAGTATTATACAGGCAACAAATGGTGTGATTACAGTCACCGGTATAGATATTTTCAATCAAGTTGGAGAACAATATTCTTCGGCTCAGACTTCGATGAGATATTCTAATGAGGTGACTAAACAAATACAGCCAGTTGACGATACAATTTTTGCACAACCAAATCAAATCTATCAGATAAGATATCCGAATAAGGATATTAGAGTAAGTGTCAAGAATCTGCAAAATACAACATTCTCTTAATAAGTTTATTTATCTGTCAAATAAACTAAATTTTATTGGGTATTTTTTGCCCTAAACTATTTATTCATAAACACCCTATGGGTTCTACGTACAGAATAAGGACAGAGATTGGAACATCCAAAACGATAAGTTTCGAGTTAAATCAAGATTTTGAATTTATTGAGATATTATCTTTAAAAATTCAACAAGAAGACATTTATAATAGAAACTGCGCTGACTATGGTGTGATTGTTGGTAGGGTTACAGCAAATAACGGGTTAGGTATTCCAAATGCTAAAGTTTCTGTTTTTATCCCTGTTAGTGAATTAGATCAGTCTAATTCGGTTATTACAAGTATCTATCCCTACAAGAATCCTTTAGACGTAAATGAAGATGGATATAGATATAATCTTCTTCCTTATGAAAAATCTTATTCCAAACACGCAGCCACAGGAACATTTCCAAGTAAAAATGATGTTCTAACAAACAACACTGCAATTGAAATATTTGACAAGTATTTCAAGTTCACTGTTAAGACTAACGATAGTGGTGATTATATGATTATGGGTGTTCCTGTCGGGCCTCAATCATTAGTCATGGATGTGGATTTATCAGATATCGGGGAATTCTCTTTAACACCTCAAGATTTGATAAGAATGGGACGAGCAACAGAAGCTCAAGTTGCCGGAAACACGTTTAGGACATCCAGTGATCTTGGATCACTTCCTCAAATAGTTTCTTTAAATAAAAGTCTTGAAGTATCACCGCTATGGGGTGACCCTGAATTATGCCAATTAGCAATCAATAGAGTTGATTTTGATTTACGTGATGACGCCAATACAGACATCCAACCAACTTCAGTATTTTTAGGATCGATTTTTTCAACACCAAGTAAATTTAGAGTCAGAAAAAATTGTAAGCCGAGAGATAATATGGGTAATCTTTGTGATTTAGTTTCGGGACCAGGTCAGATCTTGGCGGTTAGACAAACTATAGAACAGGATGCCGATGGATTACCAATTTTAGAAGTTTATAATTTAGAGCAGGCTGGAAATGTAATTGATGAAAATGGGACGTGGTTGACTGAAATACCCATGAATTTGGACTATGTAACAACAAATGAATTCGGGGAGAGAATACTATCACCTGACCCTGAAGTAGGTATACCAACAAAAGGAAAATATAGATTCAAAATAAAATGGCAACAACCAAATAATTTTTCAGGGAATGTTAGAAGGGCTTATTTCTTAGTGCCAAATGTAAGAGAATATGGATGGACAGGAACAACTGATCCAAATTTAATTGAATCTAATGTAAGTGCTCAGGCAAAAAAAGAATTACAAGGTTCTTATTATTTTGGTTTAGATTGGTCAGGGTATACCAACCAACAAGATGCTGTAAATTGTGAGGATACTTTTTATGAATTCAACTACAATAAAGTGTATACAGTATCTGGATTGATTGATCAGTGGAAGAAAGGTGGAAAAGGTAGGTTTATTGGAATTAAAGAAATTGATGATGATGGTTGTGCGGACACTACAAATAAATTTCCTGCAAATGACGGATTTAGAAATTTTGATTTGTTGTTTTTTATTTTTTCTTTGTTATTTACGATATTGCAATTCATATTAATTCCTGTACTTGTAGCTGCACATTTTATAACTTACATATATAGTATTGTCATAAGGGCGTTATGTAAGTTGTGTGGAATTAAACTAGTTGGATTTTATCCATTTAGATTTATATGTAGTACTTTGAATATTAGATGTGTTGAAAAAGATTTCACGATCAGACTACCTATGATAACATATCCTGAGTGTAGTTCGTGTAAATGTAACGAGGGTAAAATTAATGAGAGAGCGGTAGAAGCTACAACAACTGGTGTATTATCTTATCTATCGTTTCCTGCGATGTATCAAACAAAGTTCACTAAATTTTTCGAAAATAATAAACCGAACACAGGAACTTTCGAGAATGATGATGATTTTTCTAGCGAATATGCCATTATAGCATCTCAAGCGATTGCTGGTTATGATACACGTTTAAATGACACAACATGGTATAAAGTACCTAAGTCAGATGTTACAAGAATTGGCGGTGAAAAAAATCTAGAAAGTTTTTTTTGGACATATAATCTCCCTATGGGTGAAAGAGTTAATATTTTTAATGCTAGAACAAGTTATTTTAATGATCTAAATAAAATCAAAGTAACATTAGCAAAAAATTCTAATGTTGGCAAATATCATTTTGATAATACAATAACTGTTCTTAGTAATCAGCAGTACTTGACTGGTGACTTATTAACATCTGTAAATCCAGAAACATCTACAGACCCCAACTTTAGAAAAGTTAATATAGAACCAACAAACCCAACGATTGGTATTCCAGGAACAACACAGAAAGATGCATTCAATTACACCTTAAAATATGCCCTTACTCAAACTACAGACACCGAAGTAACCTACTTTCTTCCTACAGGATCTACAGTGGAGAATCAGATTTATCCTATGGATAGGGAATACTTCCAAGTGGTTACTGCAATTACTATTTCACAGGCAAGTAAAATTTGGAATGTGAATAGTCCTAATTCATTTCCTGATATTTTGAATAGTTTTACCGATATTGTTTTGAACGAAAGAGAAAACCTTGGTACACTTCCTAACTTTAAAGAAGAGCAGGATTATAAGGTATATGTTAAAGACTTATTCGAAGGGTGGGATGAACAATATATTTTGATATTACAAAGAGGTGTTGATCCGTATTCCCCTAAGTATATAAATGAATATAACATAGGAAAAATTTTAGGTTCCACTTACGATGATCCTAATTTTACGGTTACTGCTGAAACTAGAGTAAATATTCCAATTCAGAAGGTACCATTTGGAGACCTTACTGTAGGTAGTTTCAATTCTGTATCTTTGTTTCACGAATCAAAATTTTTCATTCCAGGTAATGATTTTACTGCATTCACTTCATCTACTGTTGCATATTATAGTAACGTTGAGGCGAAGGCAGGTTCTGCTGTTAGGTCCTTCCAAGGAGCAACAGGATTGATTTCACCTTCAGATAATAGATTTTATAGTGACGTATCTTTAATACAAAAATATGACGATGCTGAAGATTTGAGTGGAATATCCATGTTTATTGGAGACAAGAAAGCCGGACAACGTCCCTCCGCATATGAGTACGATTATATAAATTCTAACTTGTATCCGATTTTTACGGGAAATCCGATGACTATTAATGTGAAAGAAAAAAATATCATGAGGACTGATAGACTTCCATCTTCTGACGCATTAGATGGTTATAGTTGGGACCTAAATCCTTCTGTACTTCAGCAAAATAATAATTTTACTTTTTATGGAATATCTGACACTTTCTCAGAAACACTCGCTTCATACACATTAGGTGCCGAACAAGTACCACCAGATATAGAAGATCAACCATACGAAGCTAATGTTATGACAAGTTTCGATTGTGAAGGTATGGTTGGACTTACATGTTATTCTGGAAATGGTTATACATTTGGAGTTAAAGACAATTGTCAAAATACTGATTATGTTGAAAAAGGGTGTTATGTATTCTTGAAAAGACCTTTGAGAGACCTTGGTAAGGATTTGAAAAACTTAAATGAGTGGGGTTATAGATTCAGGTTTTTTTATGGTATATGTCGAGGTGTTTTAGCACAATCATTTGTTAATAATTGGGTTAACGGAACCTTATACGCATTTCCAATTCAAGTAGATACTTACTATGATAAAAATAATCAACCTTCTTTTGTGGGTAGAAGATTGTTCAGTAGAAAAAGAATTAATTCTTTCTGTACAAACTTGGTTTATTTTGATGGGTTAACAAATAACTTCTATTATAGAAGTAGTCCTTATAACTGGGCATCAAATTCTTTTATAGGAAAAGATCCTAATGAAAATAGTGCAATAAATAAAAGAAATCTTTTGTTCCCCACTACAATAATCAACCTCGGCCCCAAGGATTCTTTTTGGGGGGAAATTACATTTGAGCCCTCTAACCGAGCTTACATAATTGATCAATTAGATTCAACGAGTTATGGTGATCCTTCAGATTTAATTAATCTTTTCGTTATCTCAAGAATTACCGATGGAAGTTTTGTTGGAAGATTGATTAGTTTCGGAGATGACTCACTAAATCAATTATTTTCTAGAAATGGTGATGACAGAAGAATTGATGGTGATTTGGCTCAATTACTTTCTATCAACTCAGAAGAGGGTGTAATTAAATTTTCACCTGAATTTTACGGATCGGCAACTGCAGTTGGAGATCCAATCGTTGTATTGGGTAGTTTGAATAAACCAACACTAGGTGTATTCTTTTCATCTACTACCGAGGATCTACAATTCAAAGACTTTTTAACCCCAGGAAGGATTGATTTCAGACCTAATGATAATGCAAGGGCAATTGGGTACAATTATGGAATTAAATCACAAAGGGTACCTTTTTATAAATGGGAACTTAAGGGTGGGAGTTCTATATTTGGAAGTGAAATAAACAATTGGAAAACAACCTATTCTCCGAATCAATCGGTTACAGGGATATTCAGTAGGGAATATCAATCATTAGATAGAACGGGGACTACAATACCTTCGTATTTTATATCATCTAATGCACAAATAAATGATACTTATGCTAGAGGATATATCTTTAATGTATCGGCAAATACATTAACCGATGATATTATTTATTCCCCATTTTATGGTAACTGGAATGGTTCGTTTTTAGTTGGTGCTCCATTCCATTTTTATTTCGGGACAGTGGCTGGTGCATCGGCATTAGATAGATTTAAAGCAAAATATTCCGTTCTTGAATAACTATACAATCATACCGAGCAATCTTCAGTACCAATCGGCACCTACGGTCGATCAAAAGGTTAGTGTGACTTTACAGGAATCACCTAAAACTCTTGTAGAATATGATCGTATTTCTAATGTAAGTCTAGCCCAAGTTTTTGAAGATGAAAGAAATGCTTCTTTCACTTATAGACCAACATTCAAATTTTCCTTTTTATATGAAAACTCATTAATTGGAACCACATCTTACATTCCTTTTAGAGACAATCTTTATTTTGTAGATGCTGAAGGATCCTCAGTTAGTGGTATATGGAGAGGATACCCCCAATACTATGAGTTTGATGTGTTAAGAAATGATACTAACAATACACATATTGGATACAAGGCAATTAGCGCTTATTCGTATAATTGGTCATTTTATTTAAGTTATGGGTT